CCCACCTGGCCGGGTCACACATTTCGTGTTCGGTGTTCTTCCCGGCTGGCTTGCATGGTTTGGCGTCCCTCAATGCCTGAGGTCCGGCAGCTATCCAGAGGCTGCGTGGTCGACGACTTAGCTTGTCCCGACCCAGGTGATGGCCTGGGTGCGTCGAGGTGGTCACGTCTGGTTGTGTAAAGAGCGGTGGCTGCCGTAGCTGCCTGTCTTGCTGGCCGGGTTTCAACCGGCGATGAGGCAAATATAGGTGAACACATATTTATTGTCTATGGGTAAACACATATTTTTATGGCTGGGCGATAAAAAGCCCGCGCGGGGCGGGCTCTGATCACATCGTGTCGATGAATTCTCGCCAGGCAATCCGTACAACCCCTGGCTCTAGGCGCTCCACCCTTATTCCATTCGTTTCCTCAAGCGCATCAAGCAATCGAGCCCAATCGGCTTCTGACTCCTCGGGCGCTAGCTTGACATCCACGTATTGGCGCTTTTGAACATGCGGCGACGCGATGAGCGTCTGCAATCGGTAACCGAGGCGCTCATAGGATCGCGAAGGAGAGCTTGAAAAAGCGAGGGGGAGCATGACTGAAATTCCTTGTACTGTACATGCATACAGTTATCCTTTCTGTAGGAAATTTTCAACCCTCCCACGTGTGTATAGTTTCATTACAGGTCAAGAATTCGCTCAGGCTACAAAAGTCCAGGCGAAAAAAAGCCCGGCAATAGGCCGGGCTGGTGCGGATCTCAAGGCTATAGCTTCATCATTGCTCGGACGACTACTCCAACGATGCGACAACCCTCCGCACATACCTCAACCGGATACGCGGGATTCAGTGGCTTAAGGAAACGTCGCCCGCCATCCTCGACCAGTTTTTTGAAGGTGGCTTCGTTGCTGTCCGCGAGCTTTGCTACCACCAGCTTTCCGGAGATAGCGTCTGCCTCTGTGTCGACCAGGATCATCATGCCTTCTGTGATGCTTGTCCCCACGGGGGACGTCATAGAGTCCCCCTTCACCTCAAGCCAAAAAGCCACTCCCTTTGAGTCGTAATCAGACAACTCATATCGATCGGAAAAACCGGGCGGGAATGGCTCCACCGCCTCAGCCCAGGCGCCGGCTGCAACCCAGCTGATGACGGGGTACCGAAAGGATGGCTGCTCTACAGGAGACACGTTTGAGGGCTCGCCTGGATTGGCGAGCATTTCACCCGAACCTTTTTCAAGCCACAGCGCAGACACACCGCACGCTTTAGCGATGGAGGCGTTGTAGGAAGAGCGCCCCGATCGACCTCTTTCCAAGTCGGAAATGGAAGCCTGGTCGATGCCGACGAGCTTAGCCAATTCCACCTGGGTCAGTCGGGCATGCTTTCTGGCTGCTTTGACACGGTCTTTGTATTCCATCTGCTGATTATTACGGGCCTGCCCATATTGTTGCAAATAGGTATACCTATGCCCTAGGATATGGGTATTCACATATGGAGAGGCAGCATGAACGCCATCTTTAAGGACCTCGTTGCCTTCTTCGGAACGCAGGAGGTGACAGCCGAGAAGCTCGGTGTTGACCAAAGCACTGTCTCCGGATGGGTGCGAGGAAAGCACGGAATGTCCCCAGTAGTAGCGAAGCGAGCAGAAAGGCTCACCCAAGGCAAGTTTAAGAAAGAGGCGATGTGCCCAGCGTTTCCTTGGGACGACGTTGCCTGACGAGACGAATTATGAGTTGCCTGGCATTCCGCCAGTAGATGGCTAAAACACCTGCGAATCCATCCAGTACCGGAATCGCAGGCGAAAAAAAACCGCCTGGCAGGGCGGCTTTCTCTACAGCTTCATTACGGGTTTAAGCATGACAAACATAGTCCCACTTGACAAGTCCAGGGGGTTCACCCGGATGGACAACCAGCTCATGGATGGCCTGCTGGCTATCGATCTCCCTGCTCGGGAGATGAAGATTGTGCTGTACGTGGCCAAGGCCACCATCAACTTCGGTGCTGGCGCCCAGCGTATTCCGGCTACCGACATCGCGAAGGCAATTCACGCTCACCCCGACACCGTGTCGAAGGCGGTTTCCAGCCTGCTGCGCCGCCGCGTGTTGTTCCGGGAGGGTGGTGCACGCGGTGACATCGGTGTGAATGACCCGAAAGACTGGGTATACGTCACTGAGCCGAAACAGACCAAAACAGCCGATTCGGCTCAAGTGGTCCGAATCGGCGAAGAGCCGAAACAGACCAAAACCGCCGAGTCCCTTCTTTATTCAAAGAAAGAAACCCCCTATGTAAATCTTCCTTCGGAAGATATTACATGCCCCCCCAAAGGGTTGGTCGGGTCAGATCCCGAACCTGAGCCGACACCTGATCGCAAGACGCCATTCGGCCTCACCCAACTGATGGCAGATAACCCGCATCAGGTCCCTAAGCAACTCCTGGTCGACTGGCTTGCTCTGCGCAAAGCCAAGCGCGCCGCTGTTTCCGAAACAGTCTGGGCGACCGTGAACGAAGAGTTGGGCAAGTGCGCAGCGGCTGGGATCACGGCGGTTACCGCTATTACCGAGGCCCTATCCGCCGGCTGGCAGGGATTCAAGGCCGACTGGGTGATCAACCGCGTGAACGACAACCGCCGCAAGGCTCCCCCTGCCAAATCTAACCACCACGGCTTCTCTGGCCGCGATTACACCGACGGCTTGATCCCTCGGGAGGATGGTTCCTATGCGTTCTGAGAAAGTTGTTCATTTGTCCAGCATGGCTACGCCGCAAACCACTTCGATGGCCATGTGCGAAGACCATGGTGAGTATCTGGCCACCGTTACCCATGTCCTGAGCCGCACTTTTCGTTCGCCATGCCCGGAGTGCAAGCGGCTGCAAACGCAGAAAGAAACTGCGCTGGCGGTCGAGCGTCAGCGCCATGAGCTGGCCTGGAAGCTTGGTGACGCTTTGATCCCGAAGCGCTTCAAGGACAAAACCTTCGCGGCCTACCAGGCCAACAACCCCGGGCAGATCAAGGCCAAGGCCCGATGCCATTTGTACGCCGAAGAGTTCGAGCGGAACCTGGAGGCTGGGCGTTGCATGATCCTGGTTGGCAACCCCGGCACTGGTAAAACCCACCTCGGTGTATCCATTGCCCAGGCCGTCATGGCTTCAACCGGCCACACAGCGGTGTACCGCACCCTTGGCGGCATCCTGCAGTCCATCCGTGCGACGTTCGACGGGAGTTCCGGCCAATCCGAGGGCAGCATTCTCGACGGTTTGATCAAGCCCACGCTTCTCGTGCTGGATGAGGTTGGAGCGAGCAAAGAGACCCCAAGCGAATTTGAGCTGAGCCGCCTGTTTTCGATCATCAACGGCCGCTACGAGAGGATGCTGCCCACCATCGTGATTTCCAACTTGGGCGTCAAGGAATTGCCCGCGGCGATGGGGGAGCGCTCTGCCGATCGTCTCCGCGAGGGTGGGGTGATCGTTCTGCCGTTCACCTGGGAGTCGCAGCGCGGGAAGGAGGATCTGTGAAGGTGCGGCAGACCAAATTGACCAAAGCCGCGCGCGGCCGGGAGTGCCAGGTGCGCATTCCTGGCGTGTGCAATGGCAACCCCGAGACAACCGTTCTGGCGCACTACCGCCTGGCGGGCACCTGCGGCGTCGGCAAGAAACCACACGATCTGCAAGGCGCCTGGTGCTGCAGCGCCTGCCATGACGCTTGTGACGGTCGCAGCCGTGGCGTTGATCGCGACACCGCCCGCCAGTACCACGCCGAGGGCGTCATGCGCACCCAGGCGCTGCTGCTCAACGAGGGAGTGCTGATCGCATGAAGGCCCCAGCCCTCCGGCAGTACCAGCCCAAGAAGCCAGGCGCCAAGCGGGTAGATCGCGAAGGGCCGGAGCAGGCCGCGCTCATGCGGGAGATCGAGCTGCGCTACCCCGAGGTATTCGAGCTGATCTACCACGTTCCGAATGGTGGTCACCGACTGAAGGAGGTCGCGGCGAAGCTCAAGGCGCAGGGCGTTAAAGCCGGTATTCCCGATCTTGTTTTGACCATGGCTCGCGGCGGCTACTTCGGTCTCTACATCGAATTCAAGGCGACCGTCGACCCGGCGCCTGTCTCGGCGAGCCAGCAAGCGTGCATTCGCCGGCTGAACGACCAAGGCTACCTGGCCGTTGTGTGTCAGGGGCATTTCGACGCCATGGAGTGCCTGAGGGCGTACCTGGCCCTGCCAAAAACGGAGGTTGCAGCATGACCAACACCGCCGCTGTGAAAATCAGCGATGCAGAGATTCGCCGTCAGGCTGCCGGCCCGGTGCGTGACCTGCGCGCCCTAGGCAACCATGGGCTGTATTTCCGGTTTCACCGTTCCCGTGAGCGCGGGTCCTGGTACCTGGTCCTCAAGGGCAAATGGAACCTGATCGGCTCATACCCTGAGCTGAGCGCTGCCAAGGTGGCCGCCGCGCTTCCGGACATTCGACTGCGCCTGGAAGCGGGTGAGGGGTCAAGCTTGTCGAGCTGGGTGCTGACTGGTGAGCTGCTGGCTTGGTTCGCTGAGCGCATGTCCCGTGACCGTAACCTTTCGGCCAAGCGCAAGAGCACGGCTGCGTCGGCGATCAAGCAGCACCTGGTGCCACGGCTCGGACAGATCCCGCTGGCCCAGATCGACAAGGCGTTGCTCGACCGGGAACTGATGTGGCCGCTGCAGGAGTCGCTGTCGATCGACTACGTGCGGCTGGTCTTCCAACTGCTCGCCCTGTCGTTCCGTCAGGCCTTCAAGCTCGGCCTGATCAGCTCCAACCCCATGGCCGGCATCCGTTTCGGTGACTTCTCCAAGGCCAAAGTCACGGTCAAGCCGTCGCGTCTGCGTGGTGTGCACCTTGAGGACCTGATGACCCGCATGAAGAGCACCTTGGCGCACCGCCCGCAGCATGGCGTGTTGGCCCTGATGATGCTGTGCCATGGCACCCGGCTGGGAGAAACCCGCCTGGCGCGCTGGAGCCACATCAGCCTGGCAGAGCGGGAGTGGTTCATTCCGGCCGAGCACACCAAGACCAGCGTGCAGCACCGGCTGCCACTGACCGACCAGGTGCGCTGGCTGCTGATGGCTTACCGCGAGATCCAGCGCAACGAGGGCTATGACGGCGAGTTCCTGTTCCCGGGGCGCCAGGGCAAGCCGATGAGCGAGGCAAAGGCATCTGCTGTGTTCACCGTGATGGGGCAGGGCGAGTGGACTAGTCACGACCTGCGCAAGCTGGCCCGCACCGGCTGGGCCGATCTGGGCGTCGACCACCTGGTGGGCGAGCTGCTGATCAACCACGCGATGGGCCACAACGTGAAGGTGTACATCCAGTCCGACGTCATGGCCCGCAAGCGCGAGGCGCTGGAGAAGTGGCATGCACACCTTGACCAGAAGGGCTTCGAGTCGGTTCACGGCTTGACCGGTGATAGATCAACAGATTCATGGATTCTCTCGCGGGCCGCAGAGCGTGCGGGTTTCGACGGACTTCCGATATCCACCATAAGCGAGGATTCGAAATGAATATTTCCGAGCACGGAGCCTTCGCCTTCTCGATGGCGGCGGCTGGATTCGAGAAGCCGAAGCCGGCGTTCGACCGGTCGAAGATCTTCATGATCTGCATCCAGAACTACGAGGATTTCCGGCGGCTCAGCGTGACCATGATCGGTGGCGCCCGTTTCGAGATCGATAGCCGGACATTCCCCTATGACATCGATATGGCTGCCGATTGGTTGGCAGGTGGTGAATGAGGAAGAGCCACGGCCCGGCCTTCAAGAAAGCCGTGATCGAGCTGGACAAGTGCCCTTTGTGCCGTGGGAGAGCGGTCACTCAGGGCGTGTTTCACGAACTGCCATGCGACCACTGCAACGCCTCCGGCTGGGTAGCAGCCGCAACTGGCGAGGCCCTGACTCTGAATGAACTGGTGACCCAGCTCAGCATGAGGCTGCAGGCCGCGGCACGTCAGATCGAGCAGTTGAAGACGCCCCGGGCCACCGGTCCGGGTGCGCAATATCAGGAAGGCAACCGGCTCGGCGCCGGGGGCAGCAACTACACCGGGGATTGAGGGGGAAGGACATGATTTACAGCAGCGTACTCGCGGCGGTCGTCTCGGCCCTGGCTGCAGAAGCGATCGACAACACCAGCAAGCAGGCCTGGCAGAAGCTGTACGAGCCCGGCAGCGAAGACGGTCACGACATGGCAACCTTGTGCAGGTCGGTAGAGCGTGGCGAAATCAGCCGCATGGATGCTGACTGCTGGGTGTTCGCCAGGCTGCACAGCCAGCTGAAGCCGCGGCACTGGGATGTGCTGGTGGCGAGGTTTAGCACGCACAAGGGGCGGAAGGTTCAGTCGATCAGTCGCCTGATCCCCATGATTGCCTCCCATGCTCCGAAGCTGTTCATCACCAGTGCAGTGACGGCTTGGGCGATCCCGAAGATGAAGGGCGCTGAGGGAAAGCGGTCGAGCGACATGATCGTGTTGCCGGCTCAGTTCTACGATGTCAATCGGTGGGACCCGGATGCTCGGCCTGAGCGAACCCGCCGCCGCTGGAGGAAGGACATCGAGGACGTACTGAAGCAGATGGCCGGGGAAGCGCTGGAGGCTGCGGCCGAAATTCTGAACTACGAAGGTCTTTCGATGGAAAATGCCGCTTGACATCAAATGGCCGCATGGCCGATTATTTCCCCATCCTGTCATTCCTGCGCGTGTTGAGGAGTGACGACAAAGGAAAGCGCGCATGTAAAAGCCCGGCCATTGTGTCGGGCTTTTTTGCTTCTGAAGATGTGCTGTAATCTCTGTATGGCCATTTGGCATTACTAACAGAGGTAAAGGCATGCAACGAAACAAAGAACTGGCACTTGAGCTATTGGCCCTGATTGTTGCTGAGGACAATGGTGGCGGGGGCATGTATCGGGAAGAAATACAGGCGGTTTTCGACGGCAAGTATCCTGATCATGAGCCGGGCCGTCGGGATGCGGTGGATTACCATCTTCATTTGCTCGAGACTGCTGGCTTCTTGAAGTTCACGCAGAATGGAAAGGACGACGATAACTATGAGGTAACCTGGGCCGGGCACGATTACCTCGAGAAGAATGCGCCTCTCGACTTCATTGGTGATTTCGTCGTCGGTTGATTAGAGTTTTATTGATGAGCCCCGCCATTGAGCGGGGCTTTGTGTATCTACCGCCCCAGTTTTTCCATGGCGGCATCAGCCAGGAACGATGACCGGCTCTTCACGTTGTGATCGCGCACGTACCGGTCAATCTTCTGGATCACGAAGCCCGGCAGGGTGACGTTGACCTTCTCGGTCTTGCCCAGGTACGGCGTGATGTCGATCTCCAGCATGCCCCAACCCATGTCCGCGAAGTCGGGATTGCCTCGGTGTGCCGCGGCGCTGCTAGGCATCGGAATGGCCTCGCCATTGCCGGCTGTCTCTTCCAGCATGATGTGGGCCACCTCGACCGCTGCCGCATAGGCTTCCTCGAAAGTGTCGCCTGCGGTTACAGCGCCTGGGATGTCGGGGATCTGAATACCGATGGCAGTGTTCTCGTCGCCCCATTCGATGCAGATTGGGTATTGCATGGTCGTCTCCTACAGAGGTGCAAAGGTGAAGCCGGGTTATTTCAACCCGGCTCGTTCCTTGATGCTCTTTACCGTGCCGATCGGTAGGTCTTTCTTAGGGTGGGGCACTGGTATCGAGTTTGGGTTGTTGGGGTGTTTGAAGATGTGGTGGCTTCCGGTGACACGTTTCAGAACCCATCCAGCCGCTTCAAGCTCCTTGATCAACTGCCTGCTTTGCACCTCCGTCTCCTTGTGTGGTTGATGTATCAATTATACCCCTAGGCCCACAAAAGTACAATGTATATGTGCGCCTAGGGTTATCTTTATCTGGCTCGCTGATGATGAGCCTTTTCCGTTCTGGAGTTTAAATGGACCCGACCGACCTCGGCCCAGGCACAGCCACCTGGCTGGGCGGTACGGGCACTGTATTGCTGGGCGGCTTCTTATGGCTGCGCAAGTGGCTATCCAGGGATGCGACCGATAGGGCGATGGACACCGCCGATATCGGCGTCGTCCGGCGCCTCAATGAGCTGCTCGACATCGAGCGCGGGGCCCGGAAAGAAGCCGAGGCCCGCGCGGATCAGTTCGCCAAGGAGCGAAACGACCTCGCGGCCACGGTTGGCCGAATGGAGGGGAAGATCGAGGCCTTGACCAGCCAAGTGGCCAGCCTGACAGAGCGGGTGACGTTGCAGAGCGATGAGATCGCCCGTTTGCGCCTCAAGCTTGGAGGTACATCGTGATGGACAGATGCGCACTGGAGTTCATTGCCCGCCGCTGGTGGCGTCGGGTAGAGGTCTGGATCATCGCCGCTCTGCTAGTTGCTGGCGGTGCCGTTTTGGGCTGGCAGTCTGCCTACTGGGCCATGTCCAGTACCCAGGTCAACCAGGTGAAGCAGATCCGGGATGCTTACGATGCTGCGATGGCTGAGCGAGATCATCTGCTCGATGAGCTGACCCGCCGTACCGACAATGCTGCCGCCAAAGCCTCAAAGGCTGCAACTACTGCGACCCGGGCAGCTGACAAGGCCGATGAAGCGCTCAACCGTGTACAGGGCGAGGGCCAGCAGTGATGGCCAGGCTCAAGACGCTCGGCTCTCGCCTCAAGGAAAGCGCAAGCTCGCGAGTCAAGGTGGTCACACCTGGAAGCTGGCGGAGCGGCATGACCAGCTCCCAACGTGGTTACGACTACAAATGGCAGAACGCGCGGGAGCAGTACCTCAATGCCAATCCGCTCTGCGTCTTCTGCGAGCGTAACGGCCGCACAACTGCAGCAAGGGTGGTCGACCACATCGTTGCTCACCGGGGAGACATAGTTCTTTTCTGGGATCAAACCAACTGGCAGAGTCTCTGCAAGCCTTGCCACGACTCCGTGAAGCAGGCCGAGGAGGCCGCTGGCCTGGGTGGCTGAGGCGTCTGCGGATCATCGAAACCCGGCGGCGCAGCACCGCGGCACCCAGTGACCTGGTACGAAAGGGGTAGGGGGTCAAAAGCTAGGGATTCTCATCGAGCTAGACCGCCTCCGACCCCACGTATACATTTTTCTCCCCCCTGAAGGTTTTTGTTAATGGTGTTAACAGACAAACAGCGACAGTTTGTTGACGCTAAGGCCCGAGGTGCGTCCAACAAGGAAGCGGCTGAGGCGGCGGGCAGCAAGCCTTCGACCGCTGCTGCGGCCGGTTCCCGTTGGGCAAATGACCCGAAGATCGCATCGGCAATTTTGGCTCGCAGAGCAGAGCTCAGTGTTAACCCTGAGCCGAAAAAGCGGCGCGGCAAAGCGAAGGCTGATGATGGCATTGAAGCACCCGTCGAGATCAACGAGGCCGACGGGGAGTTCCTCAGTTGCCTGCCTTCTACTGATGATCCGCTGGTGTGGCTGCTCGCGCTGATGAACGAGCCCCGGGCGAAGGTCTTTGATCGTCGCAATGCCGCGCAAACCGCCGTGCCGTACATTCACGGCAAGAAAGCAGAAGCTGGCAAGAAAGAGCAGAAGGCGGAAGCCGCCAAAGAGGCGGGCAAGGGCAAGTATTCCCAGAGCAAGCCGCCCCTCACTGTCGTCAAGGGGTGACACATGCTTTGGACTACGGCCTGCCCAGACTGGTGGCGGCGCCTGGCCGCGGGCGAATCAATCATTCCAGAGCCGCTATTTCCTCAGGAGGCTGAGGAGAGCCTCGAAGTCTTCAAGGGCCTTCGCATTGTCGATGCGCCGGGTAGCCCAACTATCGAAAGCGCGTGCGCCCCCTGGGTGCTGGCTTTCGCTGGGGCTGTATTCGGAAGCTACAACAGCGAGACCGGTGAGCGCCTGATTCGGGAGTTCATGCTATGCATCCCCAAAAAGAACAGTAAGTCGACCATTGCCGCCGCCATCATGCTGACGGCCCTGGTGCGCAACTGGCGGATGTCAGCCGAGTTCATCATCCTCGCGCCGACCAAGGAAATTGCCGACAACGCTTTTGTGCCGGCCAAGGACATGGTCAACAACGATGAGGAACTGAAAGACCTGCTGCACGTGCAGCCTCACCTCCGCTTGATCACGCACCGCGAGACTGGAGCCACGCTGAAGGTCGTTGCCGCTGACAGCGATGTGGTGGGCGGCAAAAAGGCTGTCGGCGTACTGATCGACGAGGCCTGGCTGTTCGGCAAGAACCCCAAGGCTGCGGACATGATCCGCGAGGCCACCGGTGGTTTGCTTTCCAGGCCCGAAGGTTTCGTCATCTGGCTGACCACGCAATCGAACGAGCCGCCTGCTGGCGTATTCCGGTCAAAACTGAACTACGCCCGCGGCGTGCGTGATGGCCGTATCAACGACAACCGCTTCCTGCCGATCATTTACGAATTCTCGAAGGAGATGATCGACAGCGGCGCGGCCCGTAAGCCGGAGAACTTCCACCTGGTGAACCCCAACATGGGGTTCTCGGTCGATCGGCCGACGCTTGAGCGTTTGTTCATGCAAGCGGAGATCGACGGCGAGGCGGAACTGCGCGGCTTCCTTGCCAAGCATCTAAATATCGAGATCGGCTTGGCGCTCATGTCGGACGCCTGGGTTGGTGCTGAATTCTGGGAGCCACAGGCGGCCACTTGGCTCAGCCTGGAGCAAATCCTCGAGCGATGCGAAGTCATCGATGTCGGTGGTGACGGCGGTGGGTTGGATGACCTGCTCGGTCTTGCTGTTATCGGCCGGGAGGCAGGAACCCGTCGCTGGTTCCACTGGGCTCATGCCTGGGCACATCCTTCAGTCCTTGAGCGGCGTAAGTCCGAAGCCCCACGGCTCAAGGATCTTGAAGCAGCCGGCGATCTGACCCTGGTCAACCGGATCGGCGATGACGTCGAGCAATTCGCTGCCATCGTCAAGCGCATCAATGAGACCGGCCTGCTGGACAAGGTCGGGCTCGACCCTGCTGGCATTGGTTCTGTTCTCGATGCCCTGGCTGATGCCGATGTCGAGGAAGACAAGATCGTTGGCATTTCCCAAGGCTGGAAACTCACAGGTGCGATCAAGACGACAGAGCGCAAGCTTGCCGAGGGCACGCTCTTGCACTGCGGTCAGCCGCTCATGGCCTGGTCCTGCGGCAATGCCAAAGGGGTGCCCTCTGCGAATGCCTTCTTAATCACAAAGCAGGCCTCCGGCACGGCAAAGATCGACCCGCTGATGGCTACTTTCAACGCCGTTTCTCTGATCAGCCTCAATCCTGAAGGCCGCGGAGGAATGGATAACTTCATGGCTGGCATTCGGGACCCACTGATCGCATGAACGCACTTTACATTTTCATTGCCTGCGCTCTGGTCGCTTTCTGCCTGGCATGTGCTGGGGTATGGGTTCTGGCCGGTACCGGCTGGGCCTTGCTGGCGGGCTCGGTGAGCTTCTTTTCCATCGCCGGGTTCCTTCGCCGAGGGCTGACGAGTGATTAAAACCCTATCCCAGGCACTGGGGGCTGCGGCCACCAAGCCCACAGCCAGTATGAGCGAATGGTTGGGCAAGAGCATCAAGCTGTCGGATGGCGGGTTCTGGGGCGCATTTCTTGGGGCGCAGTCCAGTAGTGGCAAGTCGGTCAGCGTGGACAAGGCGATGCGCCTTTCTACGGTATGGGCTTGTGTCCGCATTATTTCGACCTCGGTGGCCGGCTTGCCGCTGAGTATTTACAAGCGGATGCCAGATGGAAGCCGCGAGAGTGCGCGGGACTTCCCGCTGTACGACGTGGTGCACACCAGTCCAAACGAGGACATGGCCGCTTTCCATTTCTGGCAAGCAGTCGTCGCGTCGATGCTGCTGTGGGGGAACGCTTATTGCGAGATCCACCGATCAGCAGGCCGCGTCATTGCGCTGGACTTCCTGATGCCCTCCCGCGTCGACCTCGAGTTTGATGATGACGGCAGGCTGCGGTATTTCTTCAGACCGCGAAAGGGTGCACGTCGAGAGATTGTGCGTCAGAACATGCTGCACATCCCGGCCTTTACCCTAGACGGCCGGGTTGGCCTTTCCGCCATCCGTTACGGCGCGGATGTGTTCGGTTCGGCGATGTCTGCAGACGACGCCGCCAACAGTACTTTCCGAAACGGCATGATGCCTACGGTCGCGTTTTCGGTAGACAAGACGCTCAACCCGGCCCAGCGCGTTGAGTTTCGCGAGTACGTCAAGACGATCTCCGGTGCCTTGAATGCCGGCAAGAGCCCGGTGCTCGAGCAAGGCGTGAAGCCGGAGATGATCGGCATCAATCCTGCCGATGCCCAATTGCTGGAGTCGAGAGGCCACAGCATCGAGGAAATTTGTCGTTGGTTCGGCGTGCCGCCCTGGATGGTGATGAAAACCGACAAGGGGAGCAATTGGGGCACAGGCCTGGAGCAGCAGCAAATCGCGTTCCTTACCTACTGCATCATGTCCTTCACGGCGCCGATCGAGCAGTGCGTGAACAAGTGGTGTATGACGGCCGTCGACCGGATCAATTTCTATTCGGAATTCTCGCTCGAAGCATTCCTGCGGGCGGACAGTTCGGGCCGCGCAGCGTACCTCAGCACGATGGCCCAGAACGGTTTCATCACCCGTAACGAAGGGCGCCGAAAAGACAACATGCCGCACATGCCTGGCGGTGATGTGCTGACGGTTCAATCGAACCTGGTACCTCTTGATCAACTGGGCAAGCAAGACGATGGCCAGGCCGCACGGGCTGCGCTGATGAACTGGCTGCACCAGCCAGAAAAGTAAATCACGGGAGCAATCCATGAAACACAAGATCCAGTCTCGCGGCCTGCGCAGCGAGATGAGCCCGCGCGCGCTCGACAAGTGGAACCCCGCGATTCAGGCGGCCGTCGAGAACACCTCGGATACCATCACGGTTTACGGCGTGATCGGGGAGGACTGGTACGGCGAGGGCGTTACGCTGAAACGGATCGATGCCGCGCTGCGGGCGATAGGCGAGCGTGATGTCACCGTCTACATCAACTCACCGGGTGGCGATATGTTCGAAGGCATCGCCATTTACCACCGCCTCCAAGAGCACAGCCACCAGGTCACTACCAAGGTGCTCGGCATGGCAGCCAGCGCTGCTTCAATCGTCTTCCTCGCCGGTAAAAAGCGTGAGGTGGCAAGCAGCGCGTTTCTCATGATTCACAACTGCTGGACCTGGCTTGCCGGCAATCGCCACTACCTTCGCGATATCGCCGCTGACATGGAGGAGTTCGACGCCGCGATGGCCGACCTCTATGCAGAGACCAGCGGGCAGTCGGCCGAGGACATGGCCGAACTGATGGACGACGAAACCTACATCCGCGGCAAGCGTGCCGTGGAACTTGGACTGGCCACTGGGCTCCTGTCGCCCAACGAGGTCACCGAACGCGAAACCGAAGAGACGGCTCAGAACAATGCGCTCAAAGCCATGGATATCGCCCTGGCCAAGGCCGGCATGCCCCGCTCTGAGCGCCGTGAGCTGTTTGCCAGCTTCAAGTCCGGTATGCCTCGCGCTGCCGGCGGGGGCACGCACAATGCTGCCCTGACCGACAAGCCCAGCGCTGTCGCGCCAGACCTCTCCGCCTCGCTGAGCGCGGCAACCGACCTCCTCAATTCTCTGAAAGGAAAGTGACCATGGACTTTGAAGCCCAAGTCAAGGAACTCAACGCCAGCCTCAAGGGCATTGGCGACCAGATCAAAGCCCAAGCTGAGGCTACCGACAAACAGATCAAGGCGTCAGGCGAGATGACTGCCGAAACCCGTGCCAAGGTCGACGAACTGCTGACCAAGCAGGGTGAGCTCAATGCCCGCCTGGGCGAAGCTGAGCAGAAGCTGGTGAACGCCAGCCGTGACCGCGGCACTCAGGAGGAGCCGCAGAAGTCGGTTGGCGCCCTGGTGATCGGCAGCGAAGAAATGCAGGACATGAACTCGTCCTTCCGCGGGTCTCGCCGCGTGTCCGTACCGCGCGCGGCCATTACCACCGCAACCGGCGGGGACCTGGTGCCTGCTGAGCGTTTGGCTGGCGTCGTTGCTCCGCCTCAGCGTCGGCTGACCATTCGCGACCTAGTGGCGCCGGGCCAGACCGAGTCGAACTCCATCGAGTACATTCGCGAGACCGGATTCACCAACAACGCGCGGACCGTAGCGGAGAACACCGCCAAGCCGTACTCCGACATCACCTTCGCGCTGACCACCGCGAACGTCCGCACCATTGCCCACCTGTTCAAGGCGAGTCGGCAGATGCTCGACGATGCCAAGGCACTCCAGAGCTACATCGACGGTCGCGCTCGCTACGGCCTGAACATGGCGGAAGAGGCTCAGCTGCTCTACGGCAACGGTACCGGTGCCAACCTGCAGGGTCTTGTGACTGTTGCTCAGCTGTATGCCCCGCAGGCCGGGCTGACGGTAGTGGGCGAGCAACGGATCGACCGTCTGCGCCTCGCGCTGCTGCAAGCAGAGCTGGCCGACTTCCCCTCGGACGGCATCGTGCTGAACCCCATCGACTGGGCAGCGATCGAGCTCACCAAGGATGGTGAGGGCCGGTACATCATCGGCCAGCCGCAGGAAGGCACCAACGCGAAGCTCTGGAATCGCCCGGTGGTTTCGACTCAGGCCATGACCCAGAACGACTTCCTGGTCGGCGCGTTCAAGCTCGGCGCACAGATCTTCGACCGCATGGAGATCGAAGTGCTGATCTCGACCGAGAACGACAAGGACTTCGAGAACAACATGGCAACGATCCGTGCCGAGGAGCGCCTGGCATTCGCGATCTACCGCGACGAGGCGTTCGTCACTGGCCCGCTGGTCACTCCTTAACTCTTTCGCAACGCGGCGCCAGAGATGGCGCCCCAATGGAGTAATCAAATGGCACGTAAACAGGAAACACCAGCCTCCACGGCTGATGCGAAGGATCCGGTCACCACCGTTGACTCCAGCAGCGGCTCTTCTGAAACTGCCGGTTCGCCTCCTTCGGCTGGCTCTGCGCTTGTCCCAGATAGCAGCGACTCAACCGACTCGGGTTCCCCGGCAGTTGCTCCAGGCCAAGCGGAAGGCTCGGGGCTGGTGCCGCCAGAAGGACAAGCAGTCGCCGGCACTGGGCCGGATGTCGCCACGGGCGATCAGGGTACCAGCCCCGGCATCGCCACAACTGACGCTGCGGGATCCGAAGACGCCGGTAAGGCTGCATCAACCTTGGCCAGAAGCAGCGCCGGCACTGGTCAGGTGGCACCAGAAGAGCAGGCGAAGCCCAACCCTGCGACTCTTCAGATCTATCCGCTGCGGTCATACATGGATGAAGGCGAGCTTCGCCGTCGCGGCGGCCCGGCGTATACGGTGCCGCGCCGGCACGCTGAAGAACTGGTGCAGCGGAATCTGGCATCCCTCGAACCGCTGAAGGAGTGAGGGTATGTCGGTCATCAGCTTGACCATCGCCCGTCATCACCTTCGTGATCCAGACGATGATGACGAGTATCTTGAGCTCCTGATCGAGGCTGCAGAAGGGCAGGCGATGGACTATCTGGGCCGCCGCTTTTACGCCGACCAAGAAGCGCTGGATGTTGCGGTAGCTGTGGGTGATGCCGGCGAGCGCCCTATGGTCAGCAACAAGCAGATCAGCGCTGCCTGCTTGCTGATCCTCGGCCATCTTTATGCGAACCGCGAGGACGTTGTGATTGGCACCATTGCCACCGAGCTACCGAAAGGCTCGGTGGCTCTGCTGACCCCGCATCGGATTGGGTGGGGTGTATGAGGGCCGGTCCGTTGCGTCATCGGCTGCAGGTGGCTCATAGGCATGAGGAGAGGAACAAATCAGGTGGCGCCACAGTGACCTGGCTGCCTGCTGCTCGCCCTGAAATGTGGGGAGAGGTTCGAACTCCAAGCGGTCGGGTCACAGCTGTTGCTGAAAAACTGAATGCTGTTTTGACAGCGGAAATCATCGGCAGGCCGCGCTCAGACATCGTTGCAGGATCTCGGCTCACGCGACGCGGAGTTACTTATCAGGTCGAGGCGGTTCTGCCAGACAACGACAACACCCTGATGAGGCTCTTGTGCTCATCAGTCCCCAACCCATGAGGTGAACTATGAAGATTCGAGCACTGGGCCCGCTGACGGGCGCATCTGGTGAGCGTGAAAAGGGCGAGGAGTTCGAGGTGACCAAGGAGCACGGCGAAGGCCTCATTGCCCGGGGTTACGCCGAAGCCGTTACCGAGACGGCTGCCAAGCCCGTGAAGGCCGACCCAGGGAAGGAGTAGGCCATGCCGCGCCGGTCGAGCATCCGTGGCGATATCCGGCTGCGCCGGACGCTACGCAATATCCACAAGACGATGGACAATGAACTGCAGCCGGCGATGCTCAAGGCTGCCAACCGCATCTTGGATACGCAGCGTCAGCTGATTCCGAAGGACACCGGTGCTGCCGCCGCTGCGCTCAAGGTCTACGTTTCGCCGAGTGGCCTGGACGCGCAGAT